TTTTCCATAATGCAAATACTTTAGGTTATAGATGGATGATAGATGGAAGTCACAAACTTGGTATAACAGGAGCTGGTAATGTAGGAATTGGAGTAACGAACCCAGAAGTATCTTTCGTTGTAAAAGGTGCAAGCATTGGTAGTGGAGGAAAAGCTAGTTTCTATGGAGGAGGAGATGAAAATAACTGGACTGCTAATAACAACGAAGCAATTCGTATTGGAAGAGCCGATATTCTTAACGCATATTATAGCTCTATTTGGTCGGCTAGTGGTAGTAGTACCAATGAAACACTACACTGGTTAAAATTTTATATAACAAATGGTTCAAATGCTCAAACTTTAGCATGTACCATGTTCGGTAGTGGTAATGTAGCGGTAGCCGGCGCATTATCAAAGGGATCAGGTTCGTTTAGAATCAAGCATCCTTTACTGTCTAAAAAGAGTACGCACGAATTAGTGCACTCGTTTATTGAAGGTCCACAAGCTGATCTTATTTATAGAGGAAAAATTAGACTTACGGCTGGTAGAGCTATAATCAATATAGACGAAGCTGCTACAATGACAGAAGGCACATTCGAAGCCTTATGTAGAGAAGTTCAATGCTTTACATCAAACGAAACTGGATGGGATACTGTTAGAGGTAAAGTAGAAGGCAACATTTTAACTATAGAATGTCAAAATACAGAATCAACAGACGAAATTAGCTGGTTGGTAATAGGAGAAAGACAAGACGAACACATGATGGATACCGATTGGACAGACAGCAACGGTAAAGTAATAGTAGAACCATTAATACCAGAAGAAAACAATATAAACTAATGAGCAAGAATCAGAAAGCGTCCGGTATAACCAATATAATAAGCTACGATAACAGTGGAAACATCTCCTTTGTATCCGGGTCGACCACTCTAATGTCTGTAAGCAGTTCGGGCGCAGTGACCTTAACGAATACCATGTCGGGCGGTGTTGCCACTTCTGCTAGTTTGTCGGCCAACTCAAATCTGCTTCAAGGCACTGGCTCTGTTGGATTCTCAACTACCGCTTCTTTGTTGGCGGTTTCTAGTTCTCAACAGCAGATCAGCGCAAGCCTTCTAACCCTTACTGCTTCCTATACCGCTTTGAGCTCTAGCTATATCGCTCTTAGTGCCTCTTACAACACATTTTCTGGGTCCGCTTCTACAAGAGTTACGCAGATAGAGAATACCTACGCCACTACGGGCTCCAATAGTTTTAGGGCAAATCAAAGCATTACGGGTTCTCTTGTTGTATCTTCTACTATTACTGCACAGACTTTGGTGGTTCAGACTGTTACTTCTAGTATCGTTTATAGTTCTGGTAGTAACCTATTTGGAAGTGCATTGAGCAATACGCAGACTTTTACTGGAAGTTTGAATGTTACTGGATCTACGCATAGTATTTTTGGAAATGTAGGAATAGGATTAACAAATCCTTCTCAAAAATTAGAAGTGGCATCTGGTTCTATAAAAATTAGTAACAATGGATCAGGTTTAATTTTACCTGGATCAATTCACACATCGGCTCAAATTAACTTTTATAATGCCAATACTGCAATTGAATTGATGAAACTTCCTGTTGCAAACAATACATTTACATTTTATGCAAATACTGATAAGTTATATTATAATAGTGATAAGGGTAGCGTTGGTAATTTCTTTGCATTAACAACAGATGGTAATGTTGGTATTGGAACGACTAATCCTTCAAGAAAATTACACATCCTATCTACTGATGATACTCGTGGAATTTTAATACATAATTCATCTACAACAAGTTATGCAGAGCTTCATTTGTCAGGTTCAAGAGAATACAGAATGGGAACAGGAGGTAGTGGTGCTGATGCTTCAACAGTTAATAACTTTTATATATATGATGCTGCAGCTTCGTCGCATAGACTTACAATTAATTCATCTGGTTATGTTGGAATAGGAACAACGGTACCAACTGAATTATTGCACGTTAAAGGTAATATTAGAGCAGGTAATATAGATAACGCTACTAACTTTGCAGGTACATCTCCATACATTGGTATTGGTGGTTCAACTCCTTTATTTTTAGTGCATTCATCAGGATATGGTCTAGGCTATTTTGGATATGATACTGGTGGTGATAGATTAATTATTGCTACTGATAATGGAGGCGGCAATAATAAAATAGATTTCTCAGTTAATGCAGGAACGTCAACTGACGGTTCTACTAACAACGTATCAGGAATCTCTACAGCAATGCGTATAACAGGAGGAGGTAATGTATTAATAGGAAATACAACTAATTATTGGCAATCTCCATTTACTGCATTAGATATTTCAAGTACTTTTACTGCTGCTTGCTTAGGCTCAAGTTATGCTGGTATTTATGAAAATATTTATTATGATGGAAGTACTTATAGATTTAAAGTAGCAGGATATGGTACATCTATTGTTTTGTCAACATCAACTGGCGCTCATTCTTTTGCAACTTGGGGCACGGGTGCAGCTAGCGGTGTTGCTACCGGGGTTGAAAGAATGGGTATAGATGCCTCAGGCAGAGTTACAATGCCATATCAACCAGCATTTAAGGCCGGACTTAATACAAGTACTTCAGTCGGAGCTAATAGTACTATTATATTCAATGACACAAGCGGTAACCATTTTAATATTGGAGGACATTATAGTACTTCAACCGGTTTATTTACAGCGCCTGTTGCAGGAAGATATATATTTAGCACAATAATTATTTATCAAAGTATGGCAGCAGGACAAGCAATGGATGATGCATTTTACATCTATAAAAATTCATCATTAGTAGCCTATTCATTTAGAAGAGCCGAATATGAAGCTGGATATACAGGAAATGCTGGATATTATGTTGATCATGCAAATATTTTATTAAATTTAGCTGCAAGTGATACCGTATCAATAAGAAATAATCGTGCATTAGATGTACACGGTAATACAAACTATACCTATTTTTATGGATACCTATTGGGATAAAACTAACTAGTCCACTTCAAAGATTTTTTCGTAAATTAACACAAACAGTTGTACTATTAAAGTAGCATGCCAATAGAATTTCAAAAAAGGACAAATCAAGGAGGCTTTACTCTAACTAAAAATGGTAACGGCGGAGGCCTCAATATAATACAGGTTAGCGCGTACGTACCGCCAGGCGCAAGCGTAACTCCAAGCGTATCTGTTACTCCATCAGTTACGGTTTCTATTACTCCTTCTGTAAGCATATCAGTTACGCCTTCGGTTACAGTGTCATCAACGCCTCCCATTTCTATCACTCCTTCGGTAAGCATATCAGTTACGCCTTCGGTTTCAATTACGCCAAGCACAACTGTTTCTGCTACACCCAGTATTTCAGTTACCCCAAGCACAAGCGTATCCGTAACACCAGCTCCAACGGTAACACCGACAAGAACTCCAAGTGCATCAGCTACTCCTGCTGTAACTGTAACTCCAAGCGTATCCACAACGCCAGCTCCAACTGTAACTCCAACAAGAACTCCAAGCGTATCAGCTACTCCGGCTCCAACGATAACGCCTACTATAACTCCAACAAGAACTCCAAGTGTATCAGCAACCCCTGCTCCTACTTATACCATAGGACAATCCGCATTAGGCGGAACTATCGCATATATTCTACAATCAGGAGATCCAGGATATAACGCTAGTGTACAACATGGTTTAGTAGCAACAGCAGCTGATATTTCGACAGGAGCACCATTTGGTTGCTATGGTACACTTTTAGGCGCATATGGAATAGCAATAGGCACAGGAAACGCAAATACTAATACAATTGTTGCAGGATGTTTAGAATCTGGAATAGCAGCTAGACTTTGTTATGATTTAGTAGAAGGAGGATATTCTGATTGGTATTTACCTAGTCAAGATGAACTTAATAAATTATACATTAATAGAGTTGCAATCGGTGGATTAGAAGGGGATAAATTTTATAGATCTTCTACAGAGACTGGAGATGGTATTACGGCAATGGGTCAAGCTTTTGATACTGGATATCAAATTTACTACGATAAGACTTTTACAAGTTATATTAGAGCAATAAGAAGCTTCTAACACTAAAAACATTTTTTAGTAAATTCTTATATATTTATATACAACAAACAAAAATTTAAAACTTATGTTATTCGGAATCATTATCGTATTAGTAGCAGTAGCAGTTGCTATCCTATTAAACAAAGCAAAATTAAATAAATTAGTTAATCAAGTTGAAGAAGCAGTAGCTCCAGCAATCGAAGAAGCGAAAGAAGTGGTTGAAAAAGCCGCTGCAGTAGCTCCTAAAAACGAGACTATCAAAAAAGCAAAAGAGGTAGCTAAAAAAGCTCCTGCTAAGAAATCAGCAAAAAAATCTAAATAATATATGGAAAAAATCACGTTAAAGCTTTACGAGTTTTATAACCTTGAAGCAGAACTAAACGGAGTTACGAATCAACAAAATGGAGAAGTTACCTCAAAGGGACTTTTGGCAGAAAAGTTAAAGCTAACAACAAAGTATTGGATCGGCGATTTGGCCAAGAAAGCTACAGCAGAAAAAGAAGCGGTTGAAGCCATCAAGCAGGACCTAATCAAGAAGCACGGAGAAGCTGACGATCAAGGCAACGTATCGATTCCAATGTATATCAACGTTGTAACGGACGAAGACGGCCAAACAGTTTCAAGAGACATTAACCCCAAGTTCGTAGAGTTTCAAAACGAGTTCAACGCTCTTTTAAACGAAGAAAAAGAAATCGAACACAAAGAGTTCCAATTGGAAGATTTCGAGAACGTTGAGACCGAGGGCGCTTACGTTACTTTCTTGAAGTTAGTAAAAGTACCAGAATAATCACAAAAAGATAAACGACAATCGGCTCACCCAAAAAGTGGGCCGTTTTTCTTACATATTTATAGCAAATAGAGTTATGGAACAAAAGCTTACGCCAGAAGAGTTACAACAAATCAATCTTATTAAATCTGACGCCCTTGAAGTCGCTGCTTTACTTGGAGAACTAGAATACCAAAAGATGAGCATCGAACTTGATATGGAAGAACAGAAGAAGAAAATTAAAGAGATTAGAGTAAAAGAAAAGCAAGTCTTCGAAGAAATTAGATCTAAATACGGCCCTGTCTCGATAAATACTGAGACCGGAGAAATTAGCTAAAGTGTTTTGAATCAAGTATCGATATTTATTATTAGAAAAAAAACGACATAAATGGCCGAAACACTAATTAGCCCAGGAGTATTCTTACAAGAGAATGACTTATCTCAGATCACTTCAGGTCCAATAACAGCAGGCGCCGCAATTGTAGGCCCTACAGTAACTGGTCCAGTTAACATCCCAACACTAGTAACAACTTACTCTCAATACAAGTCTGTATTTGGAGCTCCCTTCGTTTCTGGAGGTGCTGCATACGAATACTTAACAAGCATGGCTGCATTGAATTACTTTGAGCAAGGTGGAACTTCTTTATTGGTAACAAGAGTAGTATCTGGATCTTACACACCAGCAACAGCAAGTATCAACAACTTAGCGGGAACTCCTGCTTTCGTTCTTGAAACTTTATCAGTTGGTACAGTAATGAATAACAACGAAGCTACTTCAGGTAGCGGCGCAGCACCTTTTGGTTCTTTAGTTTCAGGTTCTTCAGCTAACGTACGCTGGGAAGTAACAGCTTTCAATAGCGGATCTGGAGAATTTAACCTAATCATAAGACGCGGTGACGACTATCAAAATAACAAGACTGTTCTTGAAACATGGAACGCTTTGTCATTAGATCCTAACCAAAGCAATTATGTAGCTTACGTAATTGGTGATCAAACTCAAACAGTCGCTACAGACGATTTGGGTAACATCTACTTACAAACTACTGGTTCTTACCAAAACAACAGTAGATATGTAAGAGTTAAAACTGTAAATACTCCAACTCCTGGATATTTCAACACTTACGGTCAAGCTCAAAACCAATACACTTCATCTCTTCCTAACGTAGGATCCGGTTCTTATAACGGATCTTTCGGTAGTGCAGCCGGCGCAATATTCGGTTCATTCGGAGTAGAAGCAGTAAACTTATTCGAAAACATTCCTAACGGTTTAGCAGATGGTTCAGTAGCTGGTAGAAACGTTCAAGGCCTAAGAAGCACAGACTATAACACAGCTATCAACCTATTAGGTAACAAAGACGCTTATAAATTCAATATAGTATACGCTCCAGGTTTAACTTACGTTAACGCTCCTAGTCAAGTTACTAGTTTAGTTAATACAGCTCAAACAAGAGGCGACAGTATTGCAGTAGTTGATATGGTTGGTTACGGTCAATCTATCCCTGTATTGCTTACTCAAGTAACTGCATTCGATTCTTCTTACGCAGCTACTTATTGGCCTTGGGTTCAAGTTAGATCAAGAGAGACTGGTAAATTAAACTTTATCCCTGCATCTACAATCGTTCCTGCTGCTTACGAGTACAACGATAGAGTTGGAGCAGAATGGTTCGCACCAGCTGGTTTAAACAGAGGTGGTTTACCGACAGTTTTACAACCTGAAAGAAAGCTAACTTCAAACGATAGAGATAGAATTTATCAAGGATCTGTTAACCCAATCGCTACATTCCCTGGAGTTGGTACGGTTATCTACGGTCAAAAGACACTTCAACAAAAAGCTTCTGCATTAGACAGAGTTAACGTTAGAAGATTGTTGATTGCTCTTAAAGACTACATTGGTCAAGTTGCAGAAACTCTTGTATTCGAGCCTAACACACAAGTTACTCGTAACAGATTCTTAAGTCAAGTTAACCCTTATTTAGAGTCAGTACAACAAAGACAAGGTTTATATGCATTCCAAGTAGTAATGGACGACAGCAATAACACTCCTGATGTGATCGATAGAAACCAATTAGTTGGATCTATCTACTTACAACCAACTAAAACTGCAGAGTTTATCCAATTAGACTTCAACGTTTTACCTACAGGAGCAACATTTGGCCAATAATAACAAATAGAACATCAAATGAACGATAACACAATCATTAGAATTAAAGTACCAGCGCATTTATACGAGAGTGTAAAGGCTAAATTAATGGTAAAAGAAGAAACTTCTCAATTGCAAAAATTAGAAGAAGCAAAAGCTAAGATCGAAAAATTGATCTCTGAAGCTAAAAAAGTAGACCCTAAAAAAGCTGCTGAAGATAAGAAAAAAGCTGACGAGAAGAAAAAGAAAGAAGCGGAAGCTAAGAAGGTTGCTGACAAAAAAGCTGCAGATAAGAAAAAAGCAGACGAGAAGAAAAAATAAGTAAAAGTAATATTTATACTAAATACAACTAAAAATGCCAGTATTAGACCCAAATGAAATAATGTTTACCGCGTTCGAACCTACAGTATCGAATAGATTTGTAATGTACATCGACGGTATTCCTTCATATATGATTAAAAAAGCCGATGCGCCAGGTCTTACTTTAAACGAGATCAAATTAGATCATATCAACGTTTACCGTAAGATTAAAGGAAAAGCTGAGTGGAGAGACATCACATTGTCTTTGTACAATCCAATTAGTCCATCAGGCCAAGAAGCTATTATGGAATGGGTACGTTTACATCATGAGTCTGTAACAGGTAGAAACGGTTATTCTGACTTCTACAAGAAAGACATTAACTTGTCAATCCTTGGACCAGTTGGAGATATCGTATCAGAGTGGATCTGCAAGGGCGCTTTCATCAAAGAAACAAACTTCGGAACTTACGACTGGTCTACTTCAGATCCTACAGAGTTAACAATGACTTTGGGTATGGACTACGCTATCTTGAACTTCTAAGAAAGAAACAACGAATATAAAAGAAAGGCCGCCTCACCGCGGTCTTTTTTTGTTTCCGTAAATTTTAATAGTTTATATTTATTTAAAATAGTTATTACATGTCAGAACCAAAGTTTACAGTACCTACCGAAATGGTAGACCTTCCTTCAAAGGGTTTATTATACCCAAAAGATTCCCCGCTTGCTGCAGGGCAAATCGAAATCAAATACATGACCGCAAGAGAAGAGGACATTCTCACCAATGCGAATCTGTTACGTCAGGGCTTAGCCATTGAAAAGATGCTTAAGTCTATCATTAAAACTCCAATAAACTACGAGGATCTGATCCTGGGCGACAGGAATGCTATTCTTATCGCAGCTAGAATATTAGCTTACGGTAAAGACTACTCATTTAACTACTTCAATCCAAGCACTATGGAATCCGAAGTTGTAAAGGGCGACTTACAATCAGTTAAGTACAAAACGGTAAATACCACTCTATTCAACGAAAAGAACGAATTTAGCTTCGAATTGCCTTTTACTAAAAACACGGTTACTTTCAAAGCCTTAACGATTGCCGAAGACAGAAAAATAGACGAAGAGATTAAAGGTCTAAGAAAAAACTTAGGAGAAGCAGCACCCGGTTTATTGACAACAAAGTTAAAACATCAGATCACTTCTGTTAACGGAGATTACTCTACAAAGACAGTAAGAGACTTTATTGATTCAGGCGCTTTACTTTCTCAAGACTCTTTGCCTTTAAGAAAGTACATTGAGAGCGTTATTCCAGATATCGATACTAAAATCACGTTCAAGACTAAAGATGGTGAGGAGGTCATCGACGAGCTGCCAATGACAGCCGAGTTCTTTTTTCCCGGGAGCGGAATATAGATCTGTATTCATGACTGAAGTCTTCGACCTTGTTTATCACGGCGGAGGAGGCTTCAATTATACTGAGGTCTGGAACATGGACATCTCAAAGAGAAAGTTCAACATAAAAAAGATAAAAGAACATTTGGAAAGGCTGCAAGAGGCTCAAAATGAGAACGATAAGGTTCTTACTGAGAATTCTGATAAATCCAAGATGCAAATACCTGATGCAGTGAAGCAAAATATCCAATCTAAACCTTCTTACGTAACAAGCAAGGCAAAACCAAAGGCTTAAATATTTATTTGTAGCCATGGCCAACGAAAATCAAAATAATCAAAATACAGGACAAAGCGCCCCTAACCCGGCTAGTGCTCAAAGTGCGTCAGAATTAAAAGACATACAAAGAGCATTTAAACAGCTTGTAAGAGACGGAGCTGATTTTAACGATATTATAAAAGATCAAGTAAACGAACTAAAAAAGCTTCAAACTGGATACGATAAGGTTAGGTCTTCTATTGAGGGATTTAGATCAAACTCTTTAGACGTAAAAAAAATACAATCTGATATTAACGATCAGATGTCTAAGCAATTTATAAATGCTGCTAAATTAAGAGAGACAGAAAGAGCGTTAGGCCTATTAGAGGGAAATCAATATAGAGAAGCGTTAACATACGAATCAAGACTTGCACAATCGCAAAAAAGGAAGATAAACTCAGAGAAAGAATTATTGAGTTTAAACCAAAAGCAAGAAGAGGTTATAAATGCCAACAAAGATCTTTTTGAGGAATTAAACAATTCAATACTATCTGCAAAAAAAGAACAAGAAGATGCAGAAATGGACTTGATTGGCACTCAAAATATACAAAACTCACGATTAAGAGCTCAAGAAGAAGCTATAGCGATCGCTAGATTAAACGAAGCCAAACAAAGGTATTCGTCAATAGAGTCAATAAAAAATCAAGAGGAGTTATTACAAAAATCACAATTAGACGATTTAACACAAAGACAAAAAGAGGCCAGAAATCTAATAGATCTTGAAGAGCAGAATTACGAAGCAATAAAAAATAATTTAACACCGCTTCAAGCAGAGTACATAGCTAGATCAAAAAGTAAAGACGTACTGTCTTTAACAGTAAAAGATCTACAAACTCAATTAGAAAAAGAAAAACAAATACAGAGTTCTATTGGTCTTACTGGAAAAGCATTCGAAAACTTTTCTAAAAAGTTGGGAATGGGTAATGAAGTCTACGAGGCAATGGTAAGACGATCTAGAGAGCTTCAAGTACAGAACACCGCAGAATTCAAAGAAGACATAAAAAGAAAGAACGATAGAATAGCGGCTATAAATGAAGTTAGAAAGGCTCAAGGCAAAAAACCAATCGCTTTAATAGAAGTTCCAAAGTCCGGAGTATTCACCGCAGGATTTAAAGCGTTTAAAACCTCTTTTGCTGACTCTTGGAAAAACGATCCTCTATTCAAAGCAGGATTATTCTTAGGCGCTGCTAAAGCGCTAAACTCTGCTTTACAGGGAACAATAAAAATGTTCAGAGACGGAATGATCGGTGGAATGAAAGCCATTGGTGGAGAATTAGCGGACGGACCTATTCAAAATCTTACGAAGCCAATTAGCGGATTCTTAGAAAAGATACCTTTAGTTGGTGGATTATTGGGAGGCTTAGTCGATGTAATGTCGACATTCATGGATTACGCTATGAATGCCAATTCTCAGTTCGTAAAAATGGGTCGCGAACTTGGTTTGGATGCGGCAGAAGCTCAAAAGCTAGCAAACAACTTTAGTAACGTTGCGAATAGCACCAACGATGTTTTCGTAAACACTAAAAAACTTTACGAAGCTCAAATTGGTCTTAGTAAACAATTGGGCACTACTTCGATTCTATCTAACGAGATACTAAGCACTAACATAAGATTAAAAGACGTTTTAGGATTAGAAGAAGACATACAAGCTAGTATTGCTCAAACTTCCGTAATTACTGGAAAAGAATCAAAAGACATTGTTGGAAACGTACTACAACAAGTAGAAAATCTTAAAAAAGCCGGATTAGCTACGCAAGACTACAAAGCAGTATTAAAAGAGGTTAGTAATTTAGGAGGCTATTTAGGATTAACATTCGCCAAGTATCCAGAAAAAATTACAAAGGCCGTATTGCAAACAAAAGCAATGGGTCTAGAATTAAAACAGGTAGACGCGTTAGCAGATTCTTTCTTGGATTACGAGTCTTCTATTAGCAAAGAAATGGAAGCTCAGTTGTTGACGGGCAAAGATATCAACTTAAATAAAGCAAGAGAGGCTTTCTTAAACAACGATTTAGTTACAGCGGCTCAAGAAATAACAAAACAAGTTGGAAATTCAGAACAGTTCTTAGGTTTAAATAGAATTGCAGCAGAGTCATTAGCATCTAGCTTTGGTATGACTAGGGACACGATGGCTGACATGTTAAAGAAGCAAGAGTTCTTATCTAAGATAGGAGCAAAAGACGGCCAGTCAGCTAAAGAGCAGTACGAATTAGCAAAGAAGAAGTTTGCTACGATGAAGGATATTACTACTGAACAAGAAAGGCAACAATACCAAGCACTGGCTTCAGGCGCCGCTAACGAAAGATTGGCTGCATTGATAGAAAAAATAAAACAAGGCTTCACAGATCTTATCTCAAATTCAGGCGTTAGCGAATTCATAGACAAAGCAATAGACTTTATGTCTAATCCAAGTAAAATTCAAGGATTTGTAAACGGTTTAAAAGATTTCTTTGCAACTGTTTTAGAAGGCATAGGAACCTTCGTTAATGGAGCTTCTAAGATAGCAAATTTATTTTTATTCGGAAAGGACGAAATAGCAGAAGACTACGGAGACATAATTAAAGGCTTTGGCCAAAATTTAAGAAGTCAAAGTTTGGGGCAATTACAACAAAACGAAGCCAATAAAATTTCTAAAGGCAAAGATGTAAGTGTACTAGACGCAGAAGAATCCGTTAAAAATCCAAAAAATAAAAGCTTAAGTAAACTAGACGCAGAAGAATCCGTTAAAAATCCAAAAAATAAAAGCTTAAGTAAACTAGACGAAGGCGGATACGTTCAAACATCTGGAATTGCAGAAGTACATTCAGGAGAAACCTATTTGGGAGCTAGCAGTTTACAGTTCATAAAAATGACCACAGAAAATTCAAGAAAGACAGTAGAGTTATTGGCAAAATTGGTGACTCAAAAATCAGACGTATCCAAAGATCAAGTGCGATTCATTACAGGAAACGTTGTATTGGACGGAGTTCCAACCGGTAAATTAATGTTAAACAGTTTCGAAAATAACTCTTACACAAATTTCGACACAACTAGATACAATTCGTAATGCCGCTAAACTATAACTCTTCCAACCTATCAGATTCAGTTTTCTTAAATCAGAAGACCGACTTTACCATGTTGAAATACGGAATGGATCAACCACAAGGCGGAAATTCTGGTTTACCTTACGTTAAATTTCCGATGCAAGATGCTGGACCAGTTACAAATGCTATTTTACAATACTATCAAAAGAATAGAAACGGTTTAGATTATCCAATAAGAGGAGGATCAGAGTTAGACCCAGGAACTGGAACTGCTAGAAGAACTTTAACCGGTGAGATAGATCAATTAAGAATATCAAAATTTCTTAAAGACGCAGCGAAAGGACCAGCTTTTTTAAAGAAGCAAGTTGAATTACAGAAAACAAATCCTAGAATGGAAACCACACAAGGTTACCAATCCACTTCTTTTGGCTCTATTCCAAATACGTGGATATACGATCCAAGCGGAAAAAATTTACTAAACGCAGTACTAACTTCTGGCACAGGATACAGACCAGATAGAATTGGTATCAACGGCTTTCAGTTTCAAAACTTTTACGCTGCTACCATTCAAAAGCAATTCAGTACAGTAAACGGAAAAGATAGAAATAGACTATACGCTTTCTATCAAACAAAAATGTTTAATAGTAGCAGAGAAGTCGTTTTCTCTGATCCTACTTTGTACAATACTTTGGGGATGTCTTTGAATAAAAGTATCCTATTCGATTACGCACAAGGCCCTGGATCTACTTACGGAGTTGGAAAAACAGTAATAAGAAGAGCTACAGATACAACACTAGTTTCGAATATACTCACTCTTACATACGATCAGATAAAGAAGCAACAAACTAATAGATCTAATGCGCTATTTCAAAACGTTTCAAACATACAAGATTTCAGAAGTCAAGTAGCAAGTCCAGCTCAGCGATCTAAAGCTTGGAATTTTGCTGAAGATAGCATTCAAAATAAAATGAAAACTGGAAATCCTGGAGATCCTAGAATTAGTAGATTAAATCGTACTTTTACTTCTTACGTTAGAGGCACAGACTTGGGTATAGACAGATTAAATACATTGATGCCGTTTAATGTTAACGAAGGAGGCTCACCATTCGATAATCCAGATGCTAAAGACATAATTAAATTTGCTTTCGAGGCAATATCTAACGATAATCCTACCAAAACAACAGCTTTAGTGTTTAGAGCATTTTTATCTGGCATATCAGATAATCACTCTGGAGAATACAACACATTTAGATATTTGGGTAGAGGCGAAAACTTTAGAACATATCAAGGGTTCGATCGTACAGTTTCTTTCTCTTTCAAAATATTTGCTCAGTCAAGACCTGAATTGAGACCAATGTATGAGAAGCTTAACTATCTAACCAGTCAAGTTTACCCAGATTACAGTCCGACTACTTCTGCAATGAGAGCGCCAATTATTAAATTAACCATTGGCGATTATTTATACAGAACTCCAGGAGTTTTAGAAAGCATCAACATTTCAATAGAAGACAATACGTCTTGGGAAATAGCGTCTTTAGCCGGAGAGAAGGAAAGCAGAGCTGTAGGAGAATTACCGCACTACTTAAACGTTGCTGTTAGTTTCAAACCTATCATGGACATTTTACCAAGACGAGCACAAGAGCTTAACGATATACCTGCACTATTAGCGAATAGAAATATGATAATCGATAGTGAAGCAAAAGCTCAAGCGGATACTAGAGTTTTACTAACCGACGGATTACGTAGAATCAACGAACAATTTTTAGCAGAGAATATAAACGAACAGATACTTAGAAATATAATAGAGAATCCTCCAATTATACCAGACGGAATTATAGACACAAGTTTTTTACCAACTACAGGATAACATGAGCTTTAACAGATACCAAAATATAGATGTAATAAAATACCAAGCAACAGGTAGCCAATACTATGTCAACAACGTTTATCCAGAAATTCCAGTTTCAGACGAAGACACTTATGTAATTACCGTATTAGGAGATCGATTAGATTTAATGGCTTACGATTTTTATGGAGACACTAGCTTTTGGTGGATTATAGCATCCGCTAACGCTTTACCAGGAGATTCTTTGTATCCACCTCCAGGCGCTCAACTAAGAATTCCTTCAGATATTCAGTCTGTCGTCAATCAATACAGAAACGCTAACTCATTAAGATAGCATGGAACCGCAAAACGATAATAAAATATCTAACGTCATTGGTACACACATTCCGCTTTGGCTTTTAGAACAGTTACAAACTAGAAGCAAAAAAGGAACTCAAACCAATAGAGACAACGAAAACCTACAGTATCTTGGTAACAAAACTGGTTGGGTTAGATTGGTGTCTTCTATTAATATCAAGTCTGACGATATAAACTATTTTAGTAAATTAACCGGTTTAACTTTAACGAAAGCAGAGGATTTAGCAAAAAACTTTGTGCTGTACGGTGGAGTTTCTAAGTACAATAAGCAAGGCGACAAAACTAACTATACACTAAGAAAAGGATTTAAAGAAACCTACTCTTTATTGGGAGATCAAGAGGTAAGAGATTTCGGTTATCGCCCAATGCCAGGACTAAGCAGAGTTGTTATAGAAACTCAAGGTCGATTGGGATCTATTAGAAGCGCAACGATAGAGTTCAAAGTTTGGGATAAAAGTCAATTGGACGTAATAGACGCATTGTATTTTAAATTGGGATACACGATGTTTTTGGAATGGGGAAATACGTTCTACTACGAATCTCAATCCTCAAATTTAAAACCTACAGATTTTTTTAGTCTAGATCCTTTTAAAGATAAATTAACAAAAGAAGAGATATCTCTTGATCTAGGTTTAAAAAGAAGACAGTCCAAAGGCAACTACGATGGTATGCTGGGTATGGTTAGCAATTTCTCTTTCTCTTACAATCAAGAAGGCGGATACGATTGCGTTTTAAAGCTAGTTGGTTTAGGCGCTTTAGCAGATAGCATAAAGATAAATCAATCAGCAACTCTAGGAGAGGAATTAGACCATAAAATAGAGGAACTAAATAGCATCTATAGAGATATACAAAAACAAAAAGAAGCCAAAGAACAAGCTGAGAAAGCAGCAAAAGTCGCGAAAGAAAAACAAGCGGCAGCTAGTGCAAGACAGGAAGCATTAGATAAAAACTTTAAAAGCTATTATGATTTTCTATTAGGCGATAATAAAGCTGTAGAGAATTTAGCCTCGGTACCCGCTACAGTAACTACTGATTTTTTTAGAGATTACGCGATAGGTTCTAGTAATTTAAGCACTACTAATAATAGAACAAAAGACTATAACAGCAGATTAGATTACGATTACTATTATTCTTCAGGAAATAAGTTATACATAAAAAAGTTCGGACTAATTTTAAATGGTCGTGAAAACTTAAGTAGGATAGTAAAGACTATCCAGTTATCTGCTTCAAGTGTTAGACGAGCTTTACTAGATAAAAATGCGCAAGAAGCAGCAAGTTTAGCGATCGTGGTAGATACTGATAAAAAGTATTCTATACAAACTCAGTATTTTGCGGATTCCAACTACGTAACTCAAAATGGGTATTCAGGATTAACTCCGTACAATTTTACAATAGACGTAGAATTTCCTACTAAGAACGATAAAACTGGAAATACTATTGGTTACAAACAGTCAAAACAAGAAATGCTACAAGATATTGTTTCTTTTTTCACAGCAGAACCAAAAATTTTTAATACAAACCTAACAAAATTCGGTGTGATTCTTCCATCAGGCGGTAATGCTACTGTATTATCAAAGTCTTTAAAACAAAATGATGGACAGTTCGCAGCCGGTTTTCTTACGGCCGATAGATTTAGTTCCGAAGACGTAGTTTTATCTACTGGAGGATTTTACGTATTACAGATAAAATACAATTACGAATTACCGATAGAATTCTATAAAGACGAATCAAAGCGACAAGCTGACGGAAGTTATGTACAAGAAAAAAATAAAGTATCAACTTCATTACAAATACCTGTAACTGTAAAAATAACAGATAGCAATTTAATATACGGTATAGAATTAGCCACCGCTGCAGATCAAACCACTAGAGAGTATCAAATATATAGAGACGGTTTAACAGGTCAAAATCAAGGCACTTCTCCAACAGAGAACACAAACCCAGCTTCAAATACAAGTACGAACCAAACCAAACCTGCTGTACAGTACCAATCCTCTTTAGAGGCAACTTTAAGAAGCATACAAATACAATCTTTGATAGAAGCAATTAAACCTACTTCTAAAAACATAGACGAAAACAGAAAAGTAGCGGAAATAAATTTAGCGGATCCAAAATTTGCCATTCCTGTATTTTCTGACGGAATATTTAAAAGTCCTTACATAGACAATATTATAGGCAAAACGCTTAATGAAAGCGATCCATTTCAAAAAAATATAAAGTACGGATTTAACGCCGCCCTATTATCAAACAAAGGTACCGCTATTCCTGAAGTAGATTATGCTAGCCTACTAAAATCTTATGTGCTTCCTTACGATGTGAATCAAGACACTAACGAAGGTAGCAGATTGGCGCATCCGGTATACATTCAGCTAGGTTTATTAATGTTCATATTGAATCACTGTTGCAATTTATACGACAAAAAAACAAACACCGCAACTACTCCACTATTATACATAGACTATAATCCGAAAACTAATTTTTGTTTGAGTCATCCATGTCATATGACTACCAATGGTATGACGTTTATGATTCCGTTTCAAGGCTTTTTTAGCGATTATAAAAAATTGTTTTATGAGAACGTTTTATCCGGAGATAGTATACTAGGCACCTCAGGAAATACAGCTACAACGCCTTTATTTAATCCTGAAAAAGAAGACACCATTTCTGGAGATATTCCTAAATTCAAAGACGAAACAAAAATAGATGCTCATAGAGGAAAAATAATGAATATTTTGGTAAATATAGATTATATTTTTGATGTAATCAAACAGTTCTTTTCCCAAGATCAAACGAATAGCGTATTTTTAAAAGCTTTCGTAGAACAGATACTATCTGATGCGAATAAAACTCTGGGTAATTTTAATATATTTAGATTTTCTTACGATGATGCTTCTAATTGCCTTCAAATAATAGACGATCAATTGGTTCCTGGATTAGAAGGCGAAAACATTGTTCCTAAGAATTCAGAATACGATATTCCAATATACGGTAGAGATTCCATAGCCAGAAGTTTGGATCTAAGAACTGATATATCTTCAAAAATGGCCAACGTTTTAGCAATCAGCGCTAATGCTGAAGTGCAAAAAAAATCTGCCAATTCTACAGACGGAACTCCATACGGTTTTATCAATGAAAACTATAGCGATAGATATATTCCAAACAGAACGGAAAATTCTGATATACAAGTAAGTGAAGATAAGATAAAATTGGCCACTGCTAAAAACGACGCTATAATATCTTCCGCTTTGAAATTTAATAAAAACGTCAAAGATTTTTATAGTACATACAACCCATCTACAGAAAATGTAGCACACGCGATGAACTACTTTATTGAAAAATTAAGTAAGAATAAATTAGACGGACCAACTAGAGCGGCAGCCATGATTCCAGTATCTGTTAACTTTACATTAGACGGTATATCAGGATTTAATATGATGCAGGGCTTTACAATATCTGAAAAGTTTCTTCCATACACTTACAACCTTAGAAATACATCCGCTAATGGAAATTCACAAATTCCAAAAAGTACTCAAAAAGTTGGATTCATGGTCACAGGAAACGTTCACACAATAGAGAACAACGAGTGGACTACAGCCATCAAAGCCAATATGACCTATTTAAAAGAGCGAGGAGAATTCTCAGGATCTTTGAATACTAGTTTAAGAAAAGGACAGCCAGCTACTTTTAATCCTCAAGAAACTTCTCCTGATCAAGCATTAGGATCTATTCCAAACAACTATCCAAGCGTTCAAGCAGCGGGATATTCAAATATAAAATTCAGTAATATAAATCTAGGAAATCCTGCGGCAGATAAAATTAATCCTAAACTCTTAGAGGAGGTAAATAGAGCCGCAGTAATCGCTAAGGTGACTGTGGAAGTTACAACAGCAGTAAGCGGACACACATCAACTCCAAGTAGACATCCTTCTGGAAACGCAGTAGATATCGCTGTAATAAATGGTAACCCTGTATCATTACAAAATAGAGCAGATGCAGATAAATTTGTTAAAGTATTAGTAGAAAATCTATCATATGTAAAGAATTCTGAAATAGGAAATAACAAAGCTGTTTTAACTTTTGGATTTAAGAATCACGATAATCACGTTCACGTTTCAAATTCTCAAGCCTAGTTTATGTTAAAATACTATCCATCATTTAGAGTCAAAACAGATCAGAAGACAACAGGCAATGCACTTTTATTAGATGGCGTTCCTTACTCAGGTGATTACTATCAAACGTACGATAATAAATTCTATAGTGGGCCTAACCCCATAGTAGGACCTAGCGAAGAGCTAAAGCCTTTTCAAAATTTTGGCAATTCAAATTTTTTAAACGATTCCAATTTACCATCTTCAGTAAAGAACCAATTCTTAAGACAAACTAATGTTGCTAAAACTCAAGCATTGGAACCTCTTTCTTATTATCCAAAACCTACGCAAGACGATTACACTAGAGGCTATTTTATTAGATATTTTATCAAGAAAATCAACAGCAAAGGTTTTGTTACAGAAATTGCTCCCGAAGAGTACAACGAGTTTGTGAATGGAACAGTTAGATATGATGTGTCTTTTTACTTGGTGACACAGATCTTTTGGAAGCTTACAGGAGATTTAAACACAAAAAGATATTCTCAGTACGATATACGATTAGGCATTATAGAAGTAAACAAAAAGAATACCGATGACGCGGGTAAAAACTTCTTGGGTCTTATAGAGTTTATCGGTGGTGAGTACGCAAAGTTCTCAAGACCCACTACATAGATTAATTGAATACAATCGATTGGATTGGTTATATTTAGTTCAAATTAAAAGGTTATGTATTTCATTGTAGAAAGTTTGTCGCAATTCGGCAACCTTGATATTAAAGACGAGTGTTTCGTACAACTAATAGCGGGCAACGATAGAGTTCATCCGAAGTTGACGTACCCAAGTTTACTATATTACAACGATGGTGAAAAGGGCTACATATTCCCTTTCAAACACTCAGAAAGCTTTTACTTGGATTTTAAAATGGTTCAAGAGTTTTTAAAGCTTCACAAAAAAGTATACCTATTAGACAAGAAGTTTCACTCTTACTTCTTAGATTTACCTAACGCTATAGATCTACACTTCGTTAATCTCGACCAAACAAACGAATTTAACCAGTTCGATTGCGATACCAATTTACACCACGATTTTTACTCACGTTATGGGTACCTTCCCATTACGAACGAATTAATACCGATATCGAAGCACTACGAAAGATGTCAATGTTTGTACGATTACGTTAAAGGCTACTTCGGTTTAGAAACAGATCTGCAGACTCAAGAGGACTTCATCAACGCGTACAAATCAGTCGAGGAGAATCCAATAAAGGTAGACGTTAAATGTTTGACAGATAAGTACCAGATTCACGATCAGAGCTACTCTATTAAAGGGGACAAGATGTACTCTTGCTACAACTTATACAATTTAACTGGGAGACCAACAAATTCCTTTAACGGCATTAACTTCTTGGCAATTCCAAAAGAGAACGATTTTAGAAGCTGCTTTTTACCTTCGAATGACTTTCTTGTTGAATTCGACTTCGACGCTTATCACTTGAGGCTAATAGCTAAACTTATAAATTTTGAATGTCCACAAGAGTCTTTTCACGAATATCTTGGTAAAAGCTATTTCAACAAAGATGAGCTTACGGAAGACGAGTACAAAGAGTCAAAAACTATTACATTCAAACAGCTTTACGGCGGAGTGGATAAAAAGTACAAACACGTAGACTTCTTCGCTCAAATGGGTTCTTACGTAGACGAGATGTGGAAGCAATACAGTAAGCAAGGCGGTTATAAGCTACCAACGGGCAGAATAATCAAGAAGGAAGATTCCATGACCAAGTACAAGCTATTTAACTACGTGGTGCAAAATCTAGAGACTAAGGAAAATATTTATAAGATACAAGAGATTCAGACATATCTTAAAACGACAGGCGCCAAGACCAAGCTAATTCTGATCACTTACGACTCATTTCTATTTGATTTCAGCAAAAAGGACGGCAAAAAGACACTAGAGGAGATCAAAATCGTATTGGAAACAGGCGAAATGAAGGTAAAACACAAACATGGAACAAGCTATGCATTCTAAACTAATTACAAATATTTATTAAACAAGGTTATGACAGAAACAAACACATTAGAATTAACACCAGAATCGCTTATGAACAAGCTGTTTTGCACATTCGCTAAAAAAGAGTTATTAGACGAAAGGTTGCAAGAAATAAATAAAGAATACAAGATACTTTACAATAAGATATTCGTATTGGCTTCCCCAGAGTCTGACGAGTACATGTGCACATATAACATCGAGATAGAAGGCCCTAACACCAAGATCCTACCGAATACTATTTTATTGCACAGAAAGAAGGACTCAAACACACTATACACCATTAACGCCCTTAATACCCTAATCAAAACTTTGAATAACGGAGTATTGGACAGCAAGTTTATGGTGAACTGGCCTGACTATAGGAATTCTATCCTATTGACCCAAGGCGAAGATCTAAGAAAGCTAAACACCTCTATCCACAAGATAGTTGCCGTATAGCTCTCACTGAAAAATAAATTTTTTTCTTTCGAATTTATTTAGTATATTAGCTATATAATAAATTATTAAACAACAGTTATGGACATTTCCCAATTAAAGTCTAGGCTCGCTTCCCTACAAAATCCAAGAGGCGGACAGAAAAAGGATTTCAGTTTAACAGTCTGGAAACCTACTGTAGGTAAACACTTAGTTCGTATTGTACCATCAGCGTACGACAAATCGAACCCATTCAAGGAATTATTTTTCCACTACGGCATCAACAACAAGACGATGATTTCTCCGACTTCTTTCGGCGAAAAAGATCCAATCGTTGAATTCGCTCAAGGTTTAAGAAAGAGCGACGATTGGCAGTCAGCTAAGAAGTTCGAACCAAAATTACGTGTATTTGTTCCAGTCATCGTAAGAGGTGAAGAAGACAAAGGCGTAAGATTATGGGAATTCGGCAAGCAAGTCTACATGGATTTGTTAGCAATCTTAGAGGACGAAGACGTAGGAGATTTTACAGATCCTATTCAAGGTCACGACATTACAGTCGACACAGCTGGTAAAGAAACCACTGGATTAATGTACAACACAAGTACAGTAAGAGTTAGAACAAAAGTTACTCCGTTATCAGAAGATGCTGACAAAGTAAAGTTATGGTTAACAACTCAACCAGAGCCTAACACTCTATTTAAGCGTTGGTCTTACGATGAGATGAAATCTGCTTTAGGCGCTCATTTGAACCCTGAAGAAGAGATCAAACAAAACGCAGACGTAGTAGTTGAAAAAACTGCACAAGTAGGAGATTTACCTTGGGAATCAAAAGAAGAAGCGACAAAACCAGCTTTCACTTTGAACACCAGTAAGACAGAGATCGATAGCAAAATCGATGACCTTTTTAACTTCTAAATTCATATAAGCCCTCACCTAAAAACGAGGGCTTTTTAAACCTCACTAATGGCAAAGGCTAAAGAAGGGTTAAATAGCTCCATATCAAAAGCTATCAAGACAGAATTCAACTTGGACAACTTTAAGAAGTCAAAGAATTTATCTTCTACGTCTATAAAATTCAAAGATCAAACGTGGATTCCTTTATCAAAATCGTTTCAAGACGCATTACAAAT